ATTCATGATCCAAAATGGTGGATACAATTCTAGTTGGATAATCAGAAATAGACTTATCTCCAAATTTAATTAAAGATGGTTTATTTTGTGCTCCAAGATGCTTCATGCTATCATATGCATCTTCCAAACTATAATCATATTCATGATACTGACCTGTAGAATGATTAAAGAAAACAATAAGACTAGAATACTTTCCTTTCCTCATAGCAGACATAACATCAACTTCAGACTGAAATACTGCTTGAGAAATTGTAAGTCTATCATCTGCACCATCTGATTGATTAGCTGGTTTTTCAATGTATGGACCCCATGTGTTCTCGTCATTCGCATCTAGTAGATCATCAACAGCAAAGAAATTATATCCTCTCTTATTTTCCCAGAAGAAATACCCAGCAGATCCACTAATTTTACCTCTATCTCCATCAGATTTTGAGTTTTTTCCTGCAGATCCACCACTATCAATTTTTACACTCTTTACACATAATGATGAGATAATATCAAATGGTCTCCTATTTGTAGGAAGCATTTTTACAGCAAATTGAGTTGGTGATGTCATACCATTTAAATTTACTACAAATGATTTGTCTGTGTTTAAATTTTCCTGTAAAATTTTAGCAATAATCTCTTCTGGTTTTCCTTCCAATCTTTTCATTAATCTCACACATTCATTATTAAGTGCTTCAACAGATACAAGACCTAACGTAAATGCCTGTGTTTGATTTTTAGCATATCTATTACCTACTTTCCATACCTGCATTACATATTCTTGTGGTTCATCTGCAGAAGAAGTGTCCACAACTATCTTAACAGTCTCACCACCTTGAATAGGAAGATTTGCTAACAGTCCAGCACTATCAGCAACACTCATAGTTCCTGCAACAAATGGACTAGTAACATTCTCAACATACGAAAATGTATTTACCATTTGCTTGATTTCATACCCTTCTGTTTCTCCAAGTGCTGCTATAACAACACTCTTTAAAGAGAAATCTGTGATATTTTGAAACTGTTGTGATTGTGCCATTATGCTAATGATCTAAGTTTTAATTCTTGGAACGCACCAAGACCTGCAGCATTCATATCAATGCCAGCAGATACACCATTTGGATTAACTCCACTACTTTGCTTACCGCCACCAGAACCATAGTAATTATTAATAATAGTAGGTGCTGCACCAACACCAGAAGCAGATGCTACTTGTGCTGAAGTCGCCATGATAGGTGTTCCAGTATTTGGAGATGCGGATGATGCTGCTAATGCAGGCATTCCAGCAGACGCAAGCATTTTTGCTGGAGATGTATCTGGTTCTGCAGCAATACCAGAAGAAGGTCTAGATCCAGACTGAGAATCAGGAGTTAAATGTCCCACCCAGGTATTTCCAGATCCAGGAAGAATACCAGTCCTACCCGCACCATTGCCAGAATTGCTTACATCCATTAGTGGAAAAGGAACAGGAGTTCCTTTTGGAACAAAGATATCAACAGATCTTCCATCACCACTATGCGAATGTTGTGCTAATCCTCTTTCTATCACACCCTTAATCTCGCCATCAGACATACTTGGCAGAAAAGTGGTTCCATCCGATATAGAAATATCAGTTAAACCAGAATTTAACATACTACGCACAACTGCCGATGTGTCGTTAACAACATCTCGTTTAGTTCCAGTAGTACTTTGGAAGTGTCCGTGAACATATCCATCTTCATTCCTTAACCTTCCAGATCCACCATCGGTTTCACCAAATGTTGACATTCCAGTTCCTTCTTTACTGCTAATTCCTGCACTAATCTTAGCGCCAGGGGTGAGCATTTTAGCATTACCAGCAGTATTGAAACGATGCCCACCAAGTTCAGTAACATTCACTTCTTGTGATGCATCATACTCTGCAGCATGAGTTCTAAATCCAGTAGATGCCATAATTTTATTAATACTAGCAGCACCCATACCAGATGCTTCTAGATTGCCGCGCAATGATGCCTGATTGCGTGCCATATCTAGAGCTTTCTTTGCTCTTTTTCTTTCTTCTTCTGTTAATGCTTTCTTTAGTTTTCCTTCTGCAAATGGTTGATACTGATTCTTTCCTTCAATAACATCGGTAATACTACCGCTTTTTGACATGAATGTGCCAGCGCCAACTTCTCCACTTTGAATAAGACCTGCTCTATTCATAACAGATCTTGCAACTGCTGCCATTCCAAGTTCACCCTCACCGCCTGCTTCAGCAATCATTAGACGCATTAAATATTCTTCTTCATCACCAGAAATAGTTGGGTCGGTTATACCTTTATCACCACCGCCACCGCCGCCGCCATTAAAGAAATCTCTTAATTTATCACCGAGTCCACTACCAAGATCTTTTAAAGCACCTAATGCTTTAAGTGGTAGTAATAAAGGAGCAAAGAGAGTTTTAAGTATATTGCCAAAAAACTTAAATCCATCCTGATTTTGGAAATAGAATTTAAGTCCAGAAGCTTGAACTTTAGCAAACTCATCTTTCGCATCTTTTTGTGCATTAATAATGCCCTCACCAAACATCTGGAATGTTTTTCTACCTTTAGATCCTTCTAATGGGAAAACACCTTCTTTACCCGCTTCACCCATAAGGGCATTAGTCGGTTGTGTAATGATACCACCCTTAGCGAATGGCGTCATTCCCATATCTCTGGCAGCAAGAGCAGCGTCAATACCAACTGATCCAACTGTGCCAATACCAGGAACTGTTGATGCTGCACCAGATGCTAACTCAAGACCAGCACCCACAAAATCACCCTGTAATGCTCTCTGTGCTGCAAAGACAGCACCGAGACCCAAACCAACTAAAGGTATCTTTTTGCCAACTGATTTAGCAACAGCACCCGCTCCTATCTTCGCAGCACCCTTAACACCAAGTTTAGCAGCTGCTTTGCCGCCATATTTACCTGCTGCTTTTGCTGCTGCTTTACCACCATATTTTGCTGCTAATCGTGTTCCTACTCGTGCTGCACCACGTTTACCAACTGCTTGTACTACCTTTTTAGCACCAACTTTACCACCAATACCAAGTCCAGGACCGCCACCAGCACCACCGCGGCCGCCAGATCCACCGCCACCAGGTAGTAATTTTTGGAATTTTTCTGGTGTAGTAAACCCAGAAAGATCAGAACCTTTTTCTAATGATTTTTCTTCGCCTCTAGCAAGTGCTCTAGAAGCAAGTTTATCCGATTGAGCTTGTTGCTCGTTATGCATCGAGCGTTGTGATTTTGTCTGCTCTTCTGTTAGATTAGATAAAGCAACAATTGCTGCGGTATTCTTATTAACAGCAGCGACAATATCAATACCACTATCTGGCGAAATTGAAGGAGTAGATGAAGATGCTGATTGTGCTTCAGCAGTTCTCTTCATCTCTCTTATCTGTTTTCCAGTAAGATCACCCGATTTAATTCCACTGTTAATGGCATCATAATTAAATGCACCATCACTAAAGACTTTATCGGTTTTATTTACAATTCCTTCACCAGATGAAATACCTGGCATATTAACATAATTGCCTTTTCTGGTCTTTGGACCACCTGCCGTATCAGGATCAGTAGTTCCTAAGTATAATCCTTCTTTCTTATCGAGATTAGTGGCATTTCTACCAACAATAGCAGTTTTTGCCTCTGTGTTTACAATACCTGCTTTTTTAGGAACAATAGCACTAGAGGCAGAACCTGTTAGTAGTTTTGTTGCAGCACCACCAAGCATTTTCTGCCCTGATGGTGGAAGTTGTGCTCTATCCTTCCCCCCAGGTAACAAGTCCCTTACTTCTTTTACGTTAGCATTAACGACACGGAGATCTTTGCGAAAAAGTTTCTTGAATGCATCATATAATCTCTTATATGGGATTCCAAGTCCTTCGCCTGATACTGCTTCTGGTGTAAGATAACCGTGTGCCATTATTACCTTGCTGCTTTTTCTTGTTCTTGTTTGACTTGTTCTAGGTATTGCATGAGGAGACTAGTATAAACTTGTCTCTCCCAAGGCATCATATCTTCTATTTCACTCAAACTATATTTATGGTGTTGCATCAAGGCAAAATTAGTCTTGTAATACCCCTCTAACGTATTATGAAAGAGGCTTATCCGAAAAAATTAGATAATCCTTGAATTACAAAACTATTTTCAACACCAGTATTTGGATTTTTTAATTTAATCTCATGTTTAAGAACTGGCATTTCAGAGAAAAACTCCTGAACTTTTTCAAATTGCTTATTTGTCAATCCTTCAATAAATTCAACAAATTCTTTTTTTGATGTGGTCGAACTATCATAAACTTCTTCACCATCAAAAATTTGATCCACGCATTTTCCCATGATCTCAATAACTTGTTCGCTAGTATCTTTTGCGATAATCGATACTTTTACAAATTCTTCAAATGAAGGATACTTCATAATGAGTCCCATTTCGTCAGATAGCATAATTTTACTACTATGATCTTCTGATTTGATAACTTGGACATCTGTCAAATTAAGATTGTACTTAACTTGCGTTTCACCATCATCTTCGCATGTTAGCAACATTTCAACAACTTCGCCAACTGATACAGCACGAATTTGCAAGAAAATATATTCCAGATCAAAAATTGCTAAATCTTCTAATTTTACGCGAGATTGAATACAATTTTTCAGTAATGCCCTTGTAGCTTCTTCAATCTGCTTATCATCTTGAGATTCAAGTGCTAATAAAAGTAATTTCTCTTCTTTTACGACAAATGGGCGATATTTGATTTTTTTGCCATTTGAAGGAATTTCCAGTTCGTAAGTTGGTAATGCAACTTTTGGTAATGCCATTATACTTAGATCATATCATATTAATATTTAGTGCGACTTTTTGACGCAAAAATACTCAGGAAAAATTTTCCCACTTTTATGGATTTGAAAAGTTGGTTTTCACGGTCTAATATCATTCTTGATCACATAGTGTCTCATGTAAGAGAACTGTGCTGTTACTTGCGTCAGTTGACTACTACCGAACTGTAGAGGCACTGCATCAATAGCATAAGGATATGCTTGCTCTAAGATATATGTAATAGGTGCTCTTTCTATAGGAGAATTTGGTCCAATTTCAGTCTTGGTAATAGCAATTTTACATGCATATTCATCCCTATATTTTAATCTGATATTTCTTCCCTCTGGTCTGCCAGCATCGAAGGCAGAAGATTCCATTGCTGATTTTGATTTGCCAACAACATTGTCACCCTCTTCATTAAAAATAGAATCAGTCCAATCTTGTAGAAATTTAAGCGATGTCATATTAGCATCACACATAAATCCCAATTGAATTTCAGTAAATACTCTTGTGTGAGGGTAGTTTACAGATCCACTACCAACATATGTGCCATTCATTTGACCTTGTGCCGTATTGGTATTCGGCAATTGTGCTTCAGTGCAAAACATTTCAAAGTAGTCAGATGATTGTCCACCTGGAGGAGTAATAGGTGGATTGATAAACTTCACAACAAAGTTATTACTGAACGACATCCCGCCGTTTACTGCCATTGTTGTTAATAGACGATCTATCGACACACTAAATACCTATGTTGGTCTCTTTATATTTATGGCATACTCTGGATTTTACAAACCCAAAAATCCTACTAAGTATCGTGGCAATCCTTCAAACATAGTTTATAGATCACTTTGGGAACGTAAGTTCATGGTGTTCTGTGATAGTAATCCCTCAATAATTGAATGGGGCAGCGAAGAGATAACCATTCCCTATCGCGCACCCGATGGTAAAGTAAGACGATATTTCCCTGACTTTTACATTAAAGTAAAAGAAAAGAGTGGCAAACTTACTAAGTATATTATTGAGATCAAACCCAAAAAGCAAACTCAACCACCGAATGAGAAAAATAAAAAAACTGCTGCCTATCGTAATGCCGCACTGACTTACGTAAAGAACCAAACTAAATGGTCCGCTGCGAGAGAGTATTGTGAAGACAGGCAGATGAACTTCTTAATACTAACCGAAGATCACTTAGGAGTCTAAAATGGCAACCGGATTTGCGTCAGTCCAACGTAATATTACAAATAAGGACCCTGGATACAAAACATTATTTGAACGAGTATCTAATTCCACAGGAGGAGAAAAGAAATCTCTAACTTGGTATAGATCTGCAGTAAAAGCAGAAGCTGGTAAATATAAAAAGAATTTTAGTAAATATATTCTAGACGAACGTAAAGATCGTGCTGGTGCTGTCAAAGAACAAGACAAGAATGAACTGCGTAGATATGCAGTAGCAGGTCATCTGTATATGTTTGAGTATAAGGCAAAGATGAAGCATCTGCCTTACTATGATAGATTTCCTTTAGTGTATTGTTTTAAAGCACCAGGGAAGAATGAATTTTGGGGTGCTAACTTACACTACCTTTCCCCAAAGAAAAGATTGATTGTTACAAAGAAACTGATGCAAGGCAGAGTTGATATACCTAAGGTATGTTTTCATAAATATCTCAGTAGTCATGTAGACGGATTATATCTTGACCTTGCATCAACAGAATGGGACACTGCTATTCTTTTGCCAACCGAGGATTTTGTGAAAGATGTTAATGGAAGGACTTTCCCTATCGATAAAAAGATTGTGTGGGAAGAAACCGATGACAAATTCTACGATAAAATCTCAGGTCAAAGAATGATTAAAGGATATGGAACTAAGCAGTCAAAGGAGATGTCTAAGTAATGAAAACAAATACTGGCGGTAAACCAACTGCTAATGGCACTAAAATAGGTCAAACTGTAAAGACTGAAGCAGCAGGAGCACGAGGAAGTAAGTATCAAGTTTTTTATCAATGGGATGGTTCTGAGTGGAACAGTATCACCAAAGCAAAATACTTAGAGTCTACAGAATCTGGAACATTTTCTTATAAAACAATAGCAGCTCCAACTCTTTCAAGTGCCACTGGTTCTCGTAGATATCCAAGAGATGCAGCGATGACAGCGAATTCTGATTATGTATTATTTGAATTTTTTGAATATCAACCACCATTTCAAAACATAAACAAAGGTGCGACTAAAGATAACAGCACACCTCTTGCAACATATAACGAAAGTGTTGCCTCAGAACAGTTTTACAAAAAAACTACAGAGCAATCAATTATCCTATACATGCCAGAAGATGTTTCTACTGGATATAAAGCGAACTGGAGTGGTAAAGCATTCAGTAATATTGGCAGAGATCTGTTAACCACAGCAGGATCTGGTGATGTTGGAGAAATAGTACAGAATTCTTTGAATGCAATTGGTACTACATTAGATCAAATTATTCCAAATGCAGGAAATGCAATTATTAGAGATGGTATTTCAAAAATTACTGGCGAATCTATAAGTCAGAATGATGTCTTTGGTGCAACTCGTGGTGTTATTCTCAACCCAAACGTTGAATTATTATTCACTGGTACAGATCTCAGGAATATTTCCTTAAATTATAAACTTGTTCCAAGAAATGCACTAGAAGCAACAGAGATTAAAGAAATTTGTAAAATATTTAAACGTTCGATGCTACCTAAGTTTTCAAACGGAACAGAATTATTTTTTTCAAAAGGAAATAATGCAAAAAATAATTATATTAAAGTTCCAAACGTCTGTCGATTAACATTTATGCGTGGCAATGGTCCAAATCCAGACGTAGCACAGTATAAAATGTGTGCTATGACAAATGTAGAAATTAATTACACTCCTGATGGAACGTATGCTACATATGATGATGGCAGTATGGTTGCTATTGGTTTATCATTATCATTCCAAGAAACAAAACTCATTTTCTCAGAAGAGGCAGACAAATACTGATGTACTTCTCACTAATCCCCAACATAGAATACGACGAGAAACCGATCAGTTATCCTTTCTCAGAATCTGATTTTACAACTGCGAAAAATTTCTTTCGTAGATACAAAATTAATGATGATGTATTATCATACGCAGTAATTTTTAACAAGTACACAATTGAAGATCTTGATAGACCAGATACTCTTGCTGATAGAATGTATGGAAATCCGTTTTTTGATTGGGTAATTCTACTGACAAACAATATGGTTAACGCTCAGTATGATTGGCCAATGACAAACTATGAGTTAACTAGTGTGCTAGAGTCAGAATTTAATGATCCATACGGTGAAATTAATCACTACGAAACCTATGAGATTGGTCAGTATCCTGTTGGTGTTCGTGTGGATGAGACTTTCTATAATAACACACACAAATTGAATATCAATGGTGCTATGACAATAAAAAACGGCAACGAGATTTGTCGTCCCGTTACCATTGCTGAACACTACACTGCTGAGAATGAAAAGAAGCGTTCTATTTACTTGTTAAAACCAGCATACTTCCAGCAATTTGTAGATGATTTTAGAAAGAGAAATTTATACAAAAAAGACGCCAACTATATTAGTCAGCGTCTAAAGAAAACTGGTTGACTTTTCTAGGCAAAATTTTGCCCGAAATTTTTTCCCAGTTTTATCGTTTTGAAAAACCCAATTTGTAGCAAGAAGGTATTGCTAGTTTTGGATTCTTTTTTAATACTCTGTAAGCATGACCATGCACATCTGTTTCTAAAGTAAGGTGTGCTTTAGTATGCACGAACTGAATCACAAACAGCATCCCAACAAACGTAAGGTTTAGATAGGTAACTGGATGATTCAGTCCTTTCCAAAGAAACTTAATCACTCTTCAGCAAGACGTGCGAAGTATGACAGCGCATCGTCATCCTCAACGATTGACTCTTCCTTGACAGGAGAGGGAGCATTCATCTGCTGACGGAACGATGACTGAGGGGTGATGTCAGGGTCGTTGAACCCACCAGTAGCAGCAACTGGTTCATACTCTTCGCTGTCTACTGTAGGAACAGCAGCACGTTGAGTGATACCAAGCACCATATTCAAACGCTTCTCAAGGTCAGCATATGATTTGAACTGATCCTTGTGAGTGAATGCTTCAAGGGAATGCTCTTGCTTCCAAGTTGCTTCCAGTTCATCATCATCTGCACTGAGAGCAGAGACATTATCAAACTCAGAACTATCGTAGTTCCAGTATCCTGCGACCTTCTTGATCTTCAGTTTGAAGTTAGCACCTTCCCACAGATCAAAGACGTTTACTTTCTCTTCATCTTGGAACTCAGGTTGCATAGCAGCGAGGATCTTGTCGTGGATCTTCTTGCCATACTTGTAGAGGAAAACTTTGCCTTCGTTGTCAGGGTGCTTAGGATCCTTCACAACATAGATGTTGCTGTAGTATTGAAGCTTAC